AAGAATATTATATATATATACATGGGACTCGAGGACTCCCTTACAGTCAGTCAGCTTTACCCTTATCCACACACACATTCGCTTATTGCCAGACCAAGATAAATAAACTAGATGTAGTATATGGATCATTTTAAACTAGACGATATAGAATCAATTACTTATGTTGATAAAGATAACAATGATGTTATTATAAAGTTTGTTGGTTTTCCTAATGAACTAGCTTCAACGCTGTTTATTAATTATGTTATGCTATGTGTTGGCTTTGACTATGAATCTATAGATAGTATGCCTAGCACAAAGATACACTAAATATGGCTTCAAAACTAAAACCTAAAGATAACAAATTTCACAAAGGTAATGGAGATGATGGTAAACACTATTGGCTTACTCCAGATGATTTAATGAAAGAACTAAATGATGAATTTAAGTTTGACTTTGATCCTTGTCCATATCCTAAACCAGAAGATTTTGATGGATTGACTAATGAATGGGGTAAATCTAATTATGTTAATCCACCATTCGGATCAATAATACATGAAGGAAAAAAGAAAGGTCCTACAGCATGGGTAAGAAAATCTATAGCTGAACATGAAAAAGGTAAAGATGTTGTATTTGTTTATCCTATAGATAAATGGGTATTAATGATGATTAAAGCTGGAGCAGAAATAAGAAACCTTGGAGATGTTAAATGGTTAGCAACAGAAGATAAATCAAAAGGAAAAGGAACAGGTAGACATATCGCTTGTTTTGTTTTGAAGAAATAAATATGGACATTAAGATACCATACACCCCCAGAAAGCACCAAGCTATATTACATAAAAAAATATCAGAATACAGATGGAATGTATTGGTTTGTCATAGAAGGTTTGGCAAAACAGTATGTATGATCAACCACCTAATTAGGTCAGCATTGCTGTCCCAAAATAAGAACCCTAGGTATGCCTATATTGCACCCACCTTCAAACAAGCAAAATCTATTGCTTGGGATTATATGAAACAATTTACCGCCAAGATACCTTACACAAAATTTAACGAAACAGAGCTGCGTGTAGATTTACCTAATGGCTCTCGTATCACCTTGCTAGGCTCAGAGAACTCAGATGGCTTGAGAGGTATATATCTTGATGGTTGTGTCATAGATGAATATGCAAATGTAAACAGTAAGTTGTTTCCAGAAATAATTAGACCTGCATTATCTGATAGAAAAGGTTACTGCGTGTTTATTGGTACACCTGCTGGAATGAATAATAACTTTTATGAACTGTACCAACACGCACAAGGTGCAGATGATTGGTTCAACTACAAGGCAAAAGCATCAGAGACAAAAATTGTAGATGATGAAGAGCTAGTCAAGGCAAAAGAAGTCATGGGAGATAAGAAGTATCAGCAAGAGTTTGAATGTGATTGGATAGCAAACATAGAAGGTGCAGTATATTCAGATGTACTTACAAAGATGGAAGATCAAAAGCAACTAACAAGAGTTCCTTACGACCCATCACTCCCAGTATCTACCGCATGGGATCTTGGAGTCTCAGATCATTCTGCTATTATATTTTATCAGCAGTTAGGCAAGAGTGTTAATATAATAGATTACCATGAAGAGAGAGGTCAAGGTTTACCTTACTATGTACAAGTGATTAAAGAAAAAGATTATGTCTACAAAGATCATTTTGCACCACACGATATTGAAGTTACTGATTTTGGTAATGGTAAAACCAGGAGAGAGGTCGCCTACCAATTAGGAGTTAGGTTCAAGGTCGTACCAAAAATTCCACTAGAGGATGGCATACACGCAACCACAATGACCTTGCCTAGATGTTGGATTGATACTGACCATTGCAAAAAGTTGATAGATGCGTTAAGACATTACCACAGGAAGTACATTGACAAAAATAGAATGTTCAGATCGAAACCTGTTCATGATTGGAGTTCACACGCTTGTGATGCGATGAGGTATCTAAGTGTTGGACTACAAGAAATTAATGATAGACAAACTGCTCCACAAAGTGTAGCAGATAATGAATACAGGATTTTATAATTATGGGATCATTATTTAGACCAAAAATGCCACCGCTGCCACCAGTTCAACCTGCGCCTGAACCACCTAAAGCAGAAGTCTCGCAAGAAGAAAAAGATAGGATTGCATCAGAACAAGCTGCGATTGAAAGAAAACGAAAAGGCAGAAGATCAACAATACTAACTGGACCACTAGGTATTGAAGAAGAAGCAGAAACAGAAAAGAAAACTTTACTAGGATCATAACATGGGAGGAGCAATACCAAAACCTTTTAGAAGAAGCAGACCTACTCCTGCACCAACACCAACACCCACACCTACTCCTGTAATTTCACCTACCACACCAGAAGTATCACAAGCAACAGCAACAAGTATGGATGGTTACGATTCAAGAAAGACTAAAGCAAAAGGTAGATCAGCAACAATCATGACAAGTTCAAGAGGTGTTGAAGATGAAACATTAACCCTAGGTCGTAGAAGTTTATTAGGAAGATAATGGCAAGAACAGATTTAACTAAAGGATTACTATCTAGGTTTGATAGATTACAAGGTCAAAGAGAAAACTGGGAAACCCACTGGCAAGAAGTTGCAGATTATATGCAACCAAGAAAAGCAGATGTTACTAAACGAAGAGCTAGAGGCGATAAAAGAATGGAACAAATCTTTGACTCTTCTCCAATACAAGCAGTAGAATTATTAGCAGCATCATTACATGGGATGCTAACAAACCCATCGACACCTTGGTTTACCCTAAGATTCAAAGACGAAGAAATAGAAAATGAAGATGAAGCAAAACTTTGGTTAGAAGCATCTACAGATGCAATGTACACAGCTTTCAATAGATCAAACTTTCAACAAGAAATATTTGAATTGTATCATGATCTTATTACCTTTGGTACAGCAGCAATGTTTATCGAAGAAGATGATGATGACATTATCAAATTTTCAACAAGACATATCAACGAAGTATTTATAGCAGAGAATGATAAAGGTAGAATAGATACAATATATCGAAAATTTAAAATATCAGCTAGAGCTGCAATACAAAAATTTGGCGAAGCAGTATCTGCGGATGTGCAAACAAAAGCAAAAAAAGATCCTTACGAAGAAGTAGAAATACTACACTCAGTTTATCCAAGATCAGATTTCAATCCTAACAAAAAAGACAAAGCGAATATGCCATTTGAATCTGTCTACATGGAATACAAGAATGGTAATGAATTATCTGTTGGTGGATTTAGAGAGTTTCCATTTGTTGTACCAAGATACTTGAAAGCATCAAATGAAATCTATGGTAGATCACCTGCAATGACAGCACTACCAGATGTTAAGATGTTAAATGAAATGTGTAAGACTACAATCAAAGCTGCACAGAAACAAGTAGACCCACCACTATTAGTTCCTGATGATGGATTTTTATTACCAGTAAGAACTGTACCAGGTGGATTAAATTTTTATAGATCAGGTACAAGAGATAGAATTGAACCATTAAACATTGGTGCAAACAATCCACTAGGTTTAAATATGGAACAACAAAGAAGAGATAGTATTAGAGCTGTGTTCTATGTAAACCAACTGATGATGCAAGATGGTCCACAGATGACAGCAACAGAGGTTATCCAAAGAAACGAAGAGAAGATGAGATTGTTAGGACCTGTTCTTGGTAGACTACAATCAGAATTATTAAAACCATTAATTGATCGAGTGTTTGCTGTATTACTTAGAAACAATATGTTACCACAAGCACCAGACTTTTTATCAGGTAGAGATGTAGAAATAGAATATGTATCTCCACTTGCCAAAGCACAAAAGTCTACAGAGTTACAATCTATTATGAGAGCAGTAGAAATACTAGGTTCACTTGCAAATGTTGCACCAGTATTTGATTATGTAAACTTTGATAATTTAGTTAAACACTTAGCAGACATTGTAGGTGTGCCACAAAAAATATTAAAAACACAAAGTCAAGTTAATGCTGAAAGACAACAATCAGCACAACAACAAGAACAAATGCAAAGTATGCAACAACTACAACAAGTTGCTAAAGCAGGAGGAGATATAGCACCACTAGCGAAAGCATTGCCTGAAGAGGCAAGAGCTGTAGCAAATTCAGACGTGGAATAATATGGAAGAAAACAAACAACTAGAAGCAATAATAAAAAAATTACAAACAAATT